CAAAAGGCCATTACCGTAAAATTCACAATCCCGTTCCCGAAAGAAGTCCAGAAGTCACCACTACACCTAGTGCCGATGAAAAATTCACCCCACCTAGTGTGCAGCTTCCTCCCTTTCAACGTGAACTTCAGATAGCTAGCTTTAAGCTTTGACCATCCGAAGCGATCACACAGGCGCACAATGACATATGACTCAAGAAGTCGGATGTACTGATCAATCGATGACTCGAAAGCGCTGTAATCCGACACTGAGTACGGCTCATCAGTGTGTCCCATGATCTTATCAAACGTTTCCTGAGGGGACATAGACTTAACCTGGTACTGCGAGAACGGAGACAAGTTCCACATGTGAATCAAAACAAGGACGGGGCAACATAACATCAGCATCAAGGCTGACATTGTCATGATTCCCCTTGGTCGAGGCTTGCCGTTCTTGGTGTTATGCTCAAACTTGACGAAGAAACCGTTCCTTTTGAACTTCTTCTCCTCCTTAGCTGACATGTCACCTCGAAAAACCGCTCGTAGTCCTGCACGTTCTTTTCAATCCAATTAGCGGACCTTTTACCATTGTAGTGTTCACGGAACACATCCACAACTTCTGGTTCCTCACCCGGACAATCGACGGCGTCGATGAATGTGTCCAAGAAAGACATGGCGAATTCCAGATACTCGTAAATGTTTGCCAACGCACGTGACGTCAAGTCTTTCGACATGGCCCTACCACAAAACGCCGCCAGTGTGTTAACCGAGTTTGTCACTGAGAACAATCCCGGTCCAACCCTACCCAGCGGAGTGTGAAGGCAACCGATTGGGTAAACGCCTATGGCGTTATCACCGGTTGATTCCGTCAAATTATACTTAATCACATGATTAGGCTTGTCCATGAAGTGCAACTTACCGGCTCCTTTAAACGCTAAAAGCTGATTAGCAGAGACGGTTTCCGGATTGGGAATGTAAGAAGTTAGCCCTGGGGCCGCGATCGGCACCCACCCAATATCGGGCACTTCCTTGTGTCCTCTTTCGAGGCCGACGGAATATAACCTCAGTAGTGTCGCTGTGTCAGTTAGAATGCCGGTTGCCGCTGGTGTATTTAGCTCTCTAAAACGGCTCAAAGACGACAGACACGACAGTTTATCTAAGCCCATAACGGCCAGATTCTCCATCTCTGTCGCCACTGTTACGTAAAGAGGCTCGGATACCAACAAGTTCAACAGCTCGTAGCCCATCATGCGTCTGCCCCAATTAAAGAGCCAACAATATGGGCTGAACCACGCGAACCACGGCCGACAAACTAGCCTGCGCCCAACCCTCACCCTAAGAAAGGAGTCCTGGTGGACTATCCTCTCTCTGCGGTTCGGTATGGTGCGGACATCACTGTTGTTCTGTAAACAAACTCGCTCCCCAGCCACGGCGGACTCCTCCCATTCATAAATGAATGTTTGAGACCACCACAGCGCTAGTAGAACACCCAAGACCACAGAGCACAGTCTTGCGACATCCGCGACGAGCAGATGTCCAGTTCTAAGGGAGACGACACGAAAAACGAATGAGAGCATCATCACACAAAACACAGATCCAGCCCCGTTCATATCTAAATTAGATTTGACCCCGGCTGGCAAAGTTGTAATGGCGAATTTGCTCTCGGAAGCCGACTTCTCACACATTAGGACATAATGTCCAATTCCCGAAGGTTGTGGCAAAAATTTAATGACCACCCAGTCGGCAAAGCCTCCATAGTAATCAGTAAAAGTCGGCCCGAACAACCGCTGCGCAGGATGCATGATGCGAAGGTTAACACCTCTGCTCTTGGCATACTTACCCAAAAACTCGGGGGTACCAACCGCCTCAGCGGGAGAAGCCCTATGAATCTTGGGTGTGGTCAATACGTATGTCTTGACGTCGGGTGTAAACCCAGCGCCAATGTCCACGCAAACCATGCCACAGAAAGGATGACCTTCCAAGTCAACAGCGAAGTTGGCATTTGACGGATGACGAAACCGCATTTTAATCTCAGGGGGAGCAGAGCAAACAAACTGGTCGACTAGCATGTGTTCCAAGTCTTGACTAGAAACCTCTTGCTGACCTTCCTGCTCTTTAGCTACCACCTTGAGTGCGGCCTCAACTCCTAGCGGGTCTGGCTCTGGATCCTTCGCGACCTTTGACTTGCCACCAGTGCCCCTTTTAACGACGTTGGCCCAGCGGAACACGCGTTCCATCGGACCAGCACCAACAAATCGGGGACTGTCAACGACGTCATCGGCCCAGAAGGTGATTAAGTTGAAGCAGGCGTTATTCGCCGCGACCTTCTTAGCAAAGGCCACACCGAAACTCTCGTATTCGCCGGCCACTAGCCTACAGACCCAAACGCACTTAGTGCCGAGTTTGTAGTACTTGTAGTCCAGTTCATACCCTTGACAACCAATGAACCTGGTTTCAACGAGAAGCCGAAACTCCTCGATCCACCGCCTTGACCCACCTCCCTGATCTAGCAATCGCTGGACATCGTCGTCGTTGTCGACTATGACCGCTCTCACCAGACCCTGGCCTTCTGCTCGCGGAAGGGAACGCGGTTCAGTTACTCCCTGGCGAGGAGACTGAACGACATGCAGAGTCATACACTCTACTTGGGATAACGCTTCTTCAAATGCGCTGACCTGACTACAGGCTTCTTGAAAAGATGTTGAACTATCACATCTCGGGGTGCTCATGTCTCAACCAATCAAGCGTTGCCGATGTGGCTGACTGATCTAAACACAAACTAAATCGGCATGGTGACCTTCGCGGGGGTTCCGCAGGTGAATAAATATGCCCCAGTTACAAGGCGGATGACCATAGTAACATTGCAATTTTTCTACACCTCTCCGTCTCATCTGACCCAACGCCTAGGCATGGACAAGAACGGGTCTAGGGTTTGTTTTCCTACAGTGGTAAAGACCGGCTTCGTTTCGCCGCTTCTTCTCTCCACCAAATTTTGTACGTCAGAAATATAAAAAGAAAAACGGGGTTACCTGCCCCAAGATACCACCAGCAACTAACGTCACTGGCTAACTTTCGGTCCGGTATACAGGACCTTTCTCACATTATATGACCTTCACCTATTCTCCTAAGTCAACAGTCTATTATGTTCACTTCAACGACAGTTTCACTAAACTGATAAAAACCGATTGCCAATCGGGCCGTGGGTATTCACATTGTCTCGCGCAGGACGAGGCTTGTATAGTCAAGCGTAACTGCGGCTATAAAGCCGCGAGGAGCATTGCCCCACCAACCTTGAGTGCCGCCATACCAGCCTCCTTGCTGGCTTTAATAAGCTCAGCTTTGAAGGCCTTCTGGAAACTCATCCCGGATGACTGACGAGCTGTTGGCGCACGGCCTAGTGCCGTTTGAACCAACGCAAGTCCATCAGGATCAGCAGAGTTGGGGGTCAACATTGATGACGTCGCAGGACCAACATATTCCGCATGAATGACTATCTCAAACTCATACGTATTGCCGGTCACTCCTGTCGCCACTATGCACATGATCGGTGCACCATAACCCAGATCACCTCCAGTTAGCGTTACAGACTGATTCTGACACAAGGGATAACCTTGCTGAATCTGGTACTGAGTTGCATTGTAGGTGGGATCCTCCATCGGGAAAGACTGCTCTACTGCGGTCTGTCCGTAAGCGGATATCCAACATTTGGGTCTCGTCTGATCGGGAGACGAGAAAATGGCCTCCGGGCGGGCGCCTAGATCACCGATGGTAAGGTTGTTAACGCTGCCATGATCAGGATCAGTGTAGCAAATGACTCTGCCACCTCTGTTCAATTCTGTGTCAACATAACGAGCCGAAACACCAACGGATACAATCCTTCCTTGGGCGGCACTTTCAGCAGACGTGTTAGACGTCAACTGAGCCATGGTAAAAGGAAGGGAAGACATGTTCGAACCAATGGTACCAACAGCTCCGGCTGTTGCTGAGCAGGTCACCGCAGTGCCTGCATAACTCTGTAAAGTGGAATAACAGACTAACTTGTCATTGCACAACACGGGTGACACAGCAACAAAACCGAGCGAGGTTCCAACTTG